GAATAAAATTCCCTGTCATTCCTTATAAAATTTGTGTTGGGCCCTAGGTCTCGTCCGACATTTCAGTAGTGGTCAAAGACCACTGTAGTTTTGCAAAGCAAAACTATGTCGGGTCGAGCCATATTTATCATACACTAGGTCTTGATTCAATTGACCGCAGGTCAACCAAATCGGAGGATTTGCACCTTGATGACGTAACGGCGCCACAGAGTTCTCCCGGTAGAAACTCTTCGGCCGTGAGAATCATGTTTGCCATTGCCCTTTTAGGTTGGGCAAGGAGAGTCACCTCTGGCTTGGCATGGTAGGCGTGGGTGATAGATGGCAAAGAGTGGGGACTCACCATGGTTGGATCTTGGCCATAGATTACTTCCCAAATCACAGGTGCCCTTGCCAGTCTTTCGTGTGGCTCACCGTCATCCATCTCAAACCCAACGATATGCTGGCATGGCACCGACTCCCTACACGACCCGTCGATAAAGGTCAAGCGACTAATGACTTCAAAAGGAGGCATCGGCAGTCAGTGTTGACGTTGCATGGCGGATAGTTTACTGGGTGGTCTAACTTGATGAAGAATCAAAATGAACAGAGATTTCAATTACTCAGATGCGGAGAGTGTGGTGAAAGGTCACGACGCCTTCAAAGAAAAAGGGGGCTGCAAGGTCAATGGCGGTCGGCTCGCCAAGGCTGCCCTCAATGAGGTCGACCGACTCCTTTGGGCTCCGCTTGGACGGGTCCCATGCCAGGGTAATGTGGGGGCAGCCAGAAGCCACTTCTAGAGACCGCGTCTCGGTCCCAACCATGGTGTAGACCAAGTCGTCCACTGCCAATGCCCCAATAGATCCGTCGGGCGCGACGTAAATCTTTGACCCGACACCCCGTACCACGACGCCTTCCAAGTGGTAGAGGGACGTGGCAGCTTCCAGAGACGGCTTAAAGACAATCGTGACATGGTCAGCCGACACTTGGGTTGCCTTGGAAGACAAGAGTCCCGAGGCATCCAAAGCTGCCAAGGGCGGTGAAGCCTTGCCTGCACGTTCCACAAGGTCCACCGAGGCGTAGAGGATGGGAGTCGACGATCGGCTTGAAAAGTCAAGGTAGGCAGCATGGATAGCGGCAGCAATGTCGGCCGGAGGACGGCGAAGCTCTGGGCCCCCACGGACCATGGCAGCAAAGGCTTCCGCGTCAAAATCCTCTGGGAGACGCTTTACGGAAAAAGGCTTGCGCCCTTGGTAGATGGTCATGAAAGCCTTGACGGCGTCGTAGATAGGACCGTCGAGGCCAGCCCCAGGGACAATGATGGAGAGGGGCATCGCTTCGCAGTGGGGGTTGGACGCGGCTTCGTAGGGCGCAATGGGACGTGAGGCGCCAAAGAAGGAGCCCAAAATGTTCAAGCGCTTGGCCAGAGGTGTCGTGCCGAGGGTGGGATGGTCAGGACGGTCTTCCACCAATCCCTTGAGAGAGGCGTAGATGAGAAGGACAGGATCGTCTTCCGGTGATGGTTCGAGGAAAAGGATGGGGCGGTAGGCGGCCGCGTCAATCAACGTCTTGCGATCACCAGACCCAAAGTTGCATCGGGCCACCAAGGCCGTCTTGGTGCGAAGGACCGCGTTGACGCCCTTGACAAACTCGGGCTTGGACCCACCAAAGTCGTCTTGGGAGAGGGTTTGGCTACGCGCCGTCCCCAAGAGGGTCTCGACAAGAGCCATCCAAGTCGACTTGCCACATCCCGGAAAGAAGCGCGACGTGGTCACGACGGCCCGCTGAGCCTGAAGAGCCGACAACTCGTGGGAAATGTCTTCCAGAATCAAAGCCGAACGGTCGACATCGGCAGACGAGAGGGGGACGGCCGGACAAAAGTCGTCGTTGAGACCGCTTTCCTCCCGAAAGGCCTGAATGACACATGCAAAGCCACCATCTTCGGCCGCGAAGGAAATGGTGTCCTTGGTGACCCCTTTACTGTAGAGGTAGTGAATGAGAGGCGAGAGAAAGCCTTCAAAGACGCGCGTCAAGAGGTAGTCGAGTGAGACGTGGAGAAAGGCCAAGTTGCGCTGGAGGATGACCCGCTTGCACTTGAGGAGGGTAATGGCCAGCCCGTCGTCCTCTCGAAAGAGTTCACGCAGGGATCGTTCCACCGTGTACGAGATGGCCTTGAGCTTGAGGCGCCAAAGAATGCTCCCATCCTTGGCAACGCCCACCAGGACCCACCCTTCATGGTTCGGACCCGACCGGAGGGAGAGGATGGTTGATGGGTTGTCGAGGTCGTCAAGGGTGATAGGAGGGCCAATCAAGGGCTTGGGCAGGTAGGAAGGGAGGTCTTGGTCGAAAAACACCAGACCGGGCTTGGGATAGTAGCGGATGTGCTGGTTGGTCTCCCTCTCACCGACAAGGGCCTTGGACTCGAGGAGGGTCACCAAGGACGGGTTGGCCACAATCAACTTGCCAATCTCCACAAAGGCGTCGTGAACCATAAGAGTGGGAAAGCGTGACTTGGCTTCTTCAATTTCGTCCAAGAGGGTTGAGGGGTTGCAAGGAATGGCCCATGCACACCCCTTGGTACCGCCGACCAAGAGGCCGTTCCAGATGCGGTAGACGACCGTGTGGCCATTGGCCTTTTCCTCGGCACGAATCGTGACGAGGTCAGGGTGGGCCAAGTCCTTGGTGTGAATCTCACACGAGGTTGCACCCACCTCGTCAGCATCCCCAGGAGAAAACGCACCAAACTTGGGCAACTCACGAATCACCGTATCATAAGACCCGTCTGGGAGTTCAGCCACCACAAAGATTCGAGGCACCAAGGATTGAATGGTGGGAAAGTCGGCAAAGGTGGCGTCCGAAGGACCATGCCGGATGACCCGCCCGTGTTTCGTGGGTACGACCCCAAGGTTCCAAAAGGTACCGTGGGGTGTGGCGCGCCGTGACGGACGGATCAAGGGCTTGCCGTCTGCAGAGAGGGGGAGGGGCGTACCAAGCAAGGCGTTGAGGGCTTCAAAGGAAAATTCCTTGGGCTTGCTGCTGGAACGCTTGGTAGGGTGGTCGTGCTTGGATTCTGTGGCCGTGGCCATGGGAGGTGGATGGGAGAGTGAATTGTGTCGGCTCAAGTTTGAGGCACTCAAGCCATAGAGATGAAATCTCTTCTGGATAAATAAAAATGTCTAAAACTTGTCGATATTTCCCGAAGGATCGTGGCGGAACGTGCCGTCGTGGAAGTCCCGCATCACCTGGCATGTGTGTGTACAAGGAGTCGTCCAACCGCTGTGTCTTGACCGACAAGGCAAAGCGTGAACATAGAAATAAGAAATTCAGGGCGGCTGTGCCCCCTGTCACCCATGAATCACCGGCTCAACCCGCTCATGACCCTCTTGCCTCGGTCGACAAGCCAGTCTATACCATGAGAGAAGAAATGTCTGGCAATTCTATCCAAACACGCGAGAAGATCAAGGCAGAAAAGGTGTATGACGATATTACTTATGGTCCAGTCCTTTCACGCATGGCAGATATGCCTCTCGACTGGGACATTACCTACGCAAATGGTCAGTCCGTCTACCGCCTCCTCAAGGGTACCTTGCTCTACCACGCCTCAAAGGTCTCTATCGATTCCTTTGACAGGATGGCCTTTTTTACCCTCCACCCCAACATCGCGTTGCTCATCCTTGCCATGAGGGGACGCCTATTGACGGACAATGGCAGTGCCGTTTCGGACAGACCATTGTACCTCTACACCCTTGAAGTCAAAAAGGACATTTACATCTTGCGCAACCCCAACATGGGTGTTCCGGTGGCGGGAGGCTACCGTGAATTTTCACCCTTCTCGACAGAAGCAACCCCCGAAAATCTAGAGTCCTATTGCCGGCGCAACAAGTGTCAAGGTTTTTGGTCATGGCGTGATTCGGCACCCCTGCCACGTGTCTATGATAAATATGGCTTGACGTCTTGGCAAACCTCTACCCCGTCCTTTCTCAATCTGTTGAAAGTCAACCAAGTTCACAGAAACGAGCCCATCTACACTCTGGAATTTGTCCTTTGCGATCCTTCTATCCATCTGGAGCAGACTGGCAAGTTTCTAGTTAAAAACAAGGTCTTGGTCTCCAACATCCAAAAATCACTGGCCTCCTCGGTCCACAACCTTCGCCAAAGAGGCTTGCTAGGAAATCGAAAAGAGGTTTTCGAGGCCAAGGCCCAGGTTGTCCTCACAGCTCCCTTTTATTACAAAGCTCTCGGCCCAAACCTATTGGCAGGGAAAGATGCCCCCTTTAAGCCACCACGGATCCAAGGCTATACACCGCCGAAAAGTCCAGTTCCTCCTCCGGCAAGTGGCGAGCCGCTGAGTGGAACAGGGACGTATGGATCAAGAGTAGCTACAACGGCGCCTCGGTCACATCGTTCCTCGCGGATCCTCAAGTCACGCAAGGTGTCGAGAGGAGGATCTCGGTCGACAAGTCGAACAACCAGTCGACAAGCTAGAGTTCGTAAATCCAAGGTTATCAGAGCTAAAAAATCCAAGGTTATCAGAGCTAAAAAATCCAAGGTGACAAGGTCTAAAAAATCCAAGGTTATCAGAGATAAAAAGTCCAAGGTTATCAGAACTAAAAAGTCCAAGGTTATCAGAGCTAAAAAATCCAAGGTTATCAGAGCTAAAAAGTCCAAGGTTATCAGAGCTAAAAAGTCCAAGGTGACAAGATCTAAAAAGTTCAAGGTTATAAGAGCTAAAAAGTCCAAGGTGACAAGGTCTAAAAAGTCCAAGGTGACAAGCTCTAAAAAGTCCAGAAAGAAGCGTCAAGCCAAGTCACGCTCCGTCTCAAAAAAGAAGGTCGTCGACCCGGCTCACAAGGATTTACCACCAGTCCCCAAAGCCGGTGTGTGTCACGGGAAAGTTCGTCCTACCGATAGCGGCCTGAAACCCACCAAGGGATCTCCCAAGGATGTTAGGCCACTGACATCTGAAGCTTTTGGTAAGCTCATGGCGGAAAAAGCTCATGGGGGGGGAACCTTCAGGTAAGCTCATGGCGGAAACCTTCAGGTAAGCTCATGGCGGAAACCTTCAGGTAAGCTCATGGCGGAAACCTTCGACTAGGAAAGCCATAGTCCAAATGGAAATTCATGATCTGATCAAGGAGATTTCATCCTTGCTTTGCAAGACGAACCAAGACACAAAGGTGCCTGCCATTGTCATGCAACGTTTCAATGACTGAATGGGGTAAAGACTACTGCGGATTTACCAAAGTTATGTGACTATAATCTGTATAATACTACACTCTAAACTTTTATTCTAAGAGTTTCTCATGGCACTCAACTTTTCCAAGGGTGCACCCTCCAAGGAGATGCTCAAAATGGCGCGCGATGCCCTCTCAATTGCCGCAGATGAAGTCCTTGACCCCTTTAAGGAAGACCTCTCCCACCTCTTATATGCACCTTCAGAAGGATCGCTGGCTCTTCGCCAGTCCTTGGCACAATTTCTGAGTGACCTTGAGGGTGTCAAAACTTTACCTGACAACTTGATCATCACGGGTGGTGCAGCAATGGCCCTTGATTCAATTTGCACCTTGTATACCAAGGCAGGAGACACGGTCATTGTTTGTGAAACGACTTACCATTTGGCTCTTGAAACATTTCGAGACCATGGCCTCACCATCAAAACCGTCAAGTATGATGAAGTGGCAGGATGCATGGATTTAGACGACTTGACAATCTGCTTGAGCGACTCGAGAGAGGGCGATGTTGCCCTCGTCTACACCAATCCCACCTTTCAGAATCCTCGTGGAGGAACAATGTCCTTGGCGAATCGACAGAGGCTTGTCGCTCTGGCCTATACCCACGAGGTCTTGGTTGTGGCAGACGAACCTTACAGGCTTTTGTGGTGGGACTCTGGTCCGCCTCCGCCTCCTCTGGGTATGCTTGATGTGGATGGACGTCATGTGGTTACCCTTGGGTCCTTCTCCAAGATCTTGGCGCCCGGCCTACGACTCGGATATTTTCAGTGTCGGGATGGAGAAGTCAAGGAGAGACTGAAACAATTTGCCTTGACTCGTTCCGGAGGCGGTGCAAGTGGCTTCACCTCTGCATTGGTTTCCTATGTGATTGTTTCGGGAATGATGCGTCAGGGCCTTGTATTTATGCGCAGCCGTCTCCAAGACCAGTGTCGGTCCTTGACGTCTGGTCTTGAAACCTTCTTTCCAAAGGGATCCATTTCATTTAGCCAAGTTAAAGGTGGCTACTTTGTTTGGGTCAAGGTCCACAACCCTGACCTCTACCACCGTCTTTTGGGCCATCCCCTTCTTGATGGAAAGTTGTGCGGGTCGGATGTTCAGGCCATCCGTCTATGTTTTGCTCATTACGAAGCTAAAGAACTTTACAAGGGAATCGAACTTTTGACGGAAGAAGTTTTCAAAACCGATCAGACCTAGATCTCTGGCCGGACACTCATCCAATCAATGTTTCTCTTGGAAGAGGGTCAAGTCGTTTCAAGTTGGTCTTGGGTCTTTCCGGTAATAGACCCGTCTATACCAAGGGTTAGGATTGATCGGAAGAGACCCAACCTCGCTACAGTCGTCCCTTTGAGCATTTGTTCGAGACCCTATATTCTCAAGGCAATTGATAGCCTTCAAGCCTTGGAGCCCACTCTTGACTACACCTATAGCGAATGGATTTTCCTTGAAGGAGCCTGTCCCGTATTCCGCATCATCTTTGAAGGAATGTCAGAAACTACCTCTCGGGTCTTGGCCTATGACTTGAATGTTGACCGGACTCGAGAGCTTATGAAAAAGTCCAAGATGAAGGAAGCCAAGTCAAAACGCAAGTATATTGTCTTGGGATTTCTTGTCATGATGGCCTTGATGATCAAGAGGAGCTAGTCTTAATTACCAAGCATAAAATGCTATGGTTGATTGGCCTAAAGGCCAATTGTATCAATAAAATACCACTATGCACCTTAAAGCATAATCGAATACATCCCATTTTCTCCAGGAATAATCAAGGAAGAGCTGGTATTCTCGTCGTCAGGCGGGGGCCAAGAAACTCGAAAAATAAGGGAATGGCTGATGACGTCTTGGAGAACATGCTCGTCCAGTGGCACCATCATTTTGTGGTGTCCCCACCTCCAATCCAATAGAAATTTTTCAGTCACATCATTTCTGCCAACAAAATTCACCAGCTTGACACGTTCCTGATTTTCAAAGGGCATAAACAGGTAAGACTCACCTTGTTAAAAGTCGGTTAGATACTTCAGGGCATAGGGCGAATCCGTGGATGGTGCAATTTTTAGAGTGTAATGGTTAGCAAGGAGTGTAACTGTTTGGGCTCGAGTGTAGGTTTCAGTGTGGCTTGAAACAAGAAATCGCGGATCCGAGCCAACCCAAAAGCGAAAAGCGTCTGCTTCAACCCGTTTAAGTTGAATCGTGGTCCGGTCTTAGCACGTTATCCTTTTTGAAGAGAATATAGGTTGCATGGGTGACAAGATCATCAATGTTTGTGACAAGTAAAGGAGAAGAGGTTGGAAAAGGGTGTTCAAGTGCCGAGGGTGGATACTGGTGAATAGAATAGTGAGGATTGTCATCTTCGTCGGGGTGGGCGATGGGAGATGCTGGTGCCCTCTCTCCTGGATTTTCATCGCGCGGAGGCACAGGACCGAGATCCGTCTGGATTGGTGTCAGTTTTTTCCTCAGATTCTTCCACCGGATCTTCAAAGTCACTGTCATAAAAAGTTGTGACAGATCCACTATCATATGAGCGTCTTTGGTCATCTCGCTGCAGCCAACACGTCGTGCCCCGGCCAGGTGCTTCGCATCGACCAGAGCACGCACGAGATCCTCTTCCACCAGTTTGATGTCCTGAAGGAGGCCGGAATCCTTCTGGAGGCAGTCCCGACTGTCTTCTCTGACATGGCGAAAGATCTCAAGTGTGAGCATCAGAAACGTTTGTTCGTTGCTTCTACGCAAAGGCAGGGTACGAGATTGAACTCGCGCGCGCGCGGCAGTACGTGACGGCCGCCTTCCAGGCCTTTGAGAAGGCGGCGTCTGACGGTGTGACGGTCCTGGCAAGCATGGTGGTCTGAATGCAAAAATATCTGAAATTCCAACCTGCCTGTTTGGTTGCACAGGCCTCTAGTTGATCACCTCTAGAAAAATTTTACTCAAGTTAAATTTTTTCAAGTGCATATTCAATTGGCCAGACCTCTAAAGCAATTCCTCAAATGAAAACTTACTCCATGGCTTGTATCTTTGAGAGACCGAATGCTTGGCTATGAAGCCTCGTCCCGCCTCATCACCCGTGATCCTTCGACTTGACGGAAACAACTTTGCCCCCTTTACCAAACGCTTCACCAAGCCATTCGATCCGCGCTTTACGGGGACCATGACCCAAACCATGCTCGATGCAATGACCAAGTTTCGATCAGTCACAGGCTACGTGTCTTCGGACGAAATATCCCTCGTCTTTGGACCGCTCTGCAATGTGGCTTGGAGCACCTGACCCTTGCTCTTTCCAAAACCACACTTTATGGTCCATTGCCTTTGAGGAGTGGATGCTCCTTCATGCAAATTTTTTAATTTGATTGAAATCACAAGTAGAGATAAAATATCTTGAGAATGAAATCTTCTTCCCCGACTAAAAAAGATGATGAAAAACGTGCAGGCCACTACTACCATTCTTCGTGGGGCCATTCCCGGTACCACTCGTCTTACCATCATTGGCGTGGTCTAGGGATTGGCATGTCAGTAGCCTTTTCCATCATGACTGTGATTGCTGCAGTGTTTATTTATTTATACCTCAAGGCCAAGAAGGGCCATTAAAAAATGGTTCACTTGGTCCGACCCTTGACCTTTTGTCGAACAAGAGCCAATACCCCTTGTAACTTTTTGGATCTTACCTTTTTTGTTCTGGGTTTCATCACTTGGGTTTTTTTGCTTTTCAATCTCTTCTTTTTTTCTTCTGCTGGTTTTTTCTCCTTCTTTTTATCGCGTTCCTTCTTGACCGGTTCCCTCATGACTGGTTTTCCCTTGACATACCTTCCCATATAGGCCTTGAGGAGCTGGCCCAAGATGGAGGCTTCCGGAACCGGATGTTGCATGGCAGGGTGGTTTGCAAACCACTGGATTGCAAAACATCGATAGGGGTTGACATTGGACCATAACCAAGAAAAGGTCTTGGGTGGGCGTTTGGCTAGAAGGACTTGAGCATCCGTGGGAGGCACTGGCCGGTAGGACCTTCCATCCAAGACACGGAACGGATGATCATGGAAATGTTTGGCAATGGAAGCGTGGATGCCTGCAAGAAGATCTCCCATGGTCGAGTCCCTTGGAACTTCGACTGGAAAAAGAGATGCAAGGAGACGCGAGCCGCCAAGACCTGCAGATGCCCGTGCGGCTTGAGCCAAGTCTCTCCATAGGGGGGATCCGGGGTGAGGCGCGTAGAGGAGACCCACTGGGAAATGGGCTTCTAGATAGCTAGCACCTTCACGAAGGATCGCCCCGCCAAACACAACATCCTTGTCAATCGCAAACGGAAGAGGATGGCTAAAGACGACATCAAAATCAGAATAGAGGCCGCCATGCAAGGCCAAGAGATGGAAACGCAAGATGTGGGAAATGGAGGTGAAGGAAAGCTGGTGTGAAAGGCCTGCGGTTTTCAAGTCTACAATGTGCACACTGTCAAGGGGAAGACGATCCAAGTAGGATATCTTCCCCTTGGCTGGAAGGCCACGTGGCACAAGCCACAAATAGACCCTCCAGCCTGGGTTATGGACTTTAAAGGACCAAACTGTCACTGCTTGGACAAAAGATAACGCTTCGGTGGAGGACCAAATCAAGTGCAAGATTTTAGTTTCTTCCATGAGTAGACGTCTTCCTTTACCACCTCTTTCATCTTTCCAAAATTACCTGCTGGGTACACTCAAAAATAAAATTTAACCTTTCCCTAATAAATGGCTTGCTGTTGTCGTGGATGTGCACTTGTTCCTAAAGGACGACCTTACTTCCGCCGTTCCGTGCGGACATCGACCCTATCGGCCCGTGATTTTTTTACATGTCGATGCTCCAAACGTTGGTTGAAGAAACACCCGCGCTTCCGCCGTTAAGAGGCTCTCGTATTTTTTCAATCAAATGGATGACACAAGGTGAGATGCTAAAAATCGAGCATCACCCACTGAAATAGCCGCGACCCTGTCAATACCGTCCGCTGCAATCCCCGGAGCCGATGCAATACGCGCCATGAGGTCCAAGAGGGTGGAAAGCTCGTCGTGGATGAGGATGACTGCCTTGCGTGTCTTGTCAAGGCGGGGCTCTTCGGGGACGTAGGGAAACCCAACAACACTCAAGTTCTTTGCACCGCCTTCAAAGTAGGTAAAGTGGCGAAAGTTTCGGAAACGAGGGTTGGGCATTTTCACCGTGTCGACCGTCCGCAAAGGCATGACGAGCCGCGACCCCAATTCTTCTTCAATTTCACGGGCCGCACATGTGTCGACCGACTCTTCGTCGAGACATGTGGCCGTAACACCTAGCTGGACGTCTCCCTTGGATGCATACCCGACGCCCAAGAGGTAGTGGTGGGAGGGTAGCCATTGGAGATGTCTCTCAAGGCCAGGTGGCAAAAAGGTAGACACCTTGAGATTACGTGTTTCCAGGATCCTCTCGTTTTTGTGATAGTAAACGTAGGCTTTGGAAGGCAAATCGACTTCTTGCCACCACTTGGTCTGGCGCAGGCAATGGCTTTTGGCTCTGCCAAGGTCCGGGGACCGGTCCCGTCGCCTCCTTGGGAGACTCTTGGTTGGTAGTAGACTCTTGGTTGGTGGCCTGTGGCTTGGGGCTCCAAGATCCAAGTCTTCCATGGGACGGGGATAATAAAGAGTGTGGGACAAAACCTTTCTTTCCCAATAAAACTATGTCATCATGTATTTATTCTGTCGGTGGGACAACCTCCACACCAGACATGATTTCATCCAGCCTCACCCTAAGCACAACCATCTTGGCAGGTCAAAGCGTGGAGATTGAAGACATTGGCCTCATGGGCCATACAGCGACGAGTGGTTCCATCACGTGCAACGTGGCAATTGGAGGAGTCCAAAAGGCCTCCTACACGGAGACTCTGGCATCTTCTGGGGATAAATTCTTTTTTGTGCGGTTCAATTCTGGAGGTGCCTTGCCAGGGCCCTTGGTGGCTTCGGGAGGTGAGGCACTTGCGATCTCCTTCAGCCTGACAACGGCGACCCTTCTTGGTGCGTCCCCTGCATCCCAACCCATTGCCGGCTTTGCTTCCAACCCAAATGTTGTCGCGGCGACGAGTGCCATGGGGGAGTATGTCCGTGTCAACCGCGCCAACAAGGTGGTCGGCAACTGGGCCCTATCCTCAGGGACGACTTGGCCAGTGGCTGCCATCACCCATGTTCGCACCGAGACGGCGACACCAACCTTTTTTGTGACCATCCCCACTTCGGGATCTCGGTGGGAATTTACTTCTACCGTGACGACAACCAAACTGGCATCCCAAGAAGCCAACGGGGCCTTTTATTACCCTCCCATCCGCATGCCTTCTACCCTTGTCGCCGGAGAGGGCGTAGAATTTGGAGTGGCCGTCGACTCGGATTTCACCATTACCCTCAATTCAAACACCTTGATGTTTGAGGCAGACACAACGGTGATTCAACCACGGATTCAGGTAGACATCGACAATGCGGGCGGAGTGTTTATCACGGGTGATGCCCTTCAAGCCTATCAAGATTTTGAAGGCTTTCCCCTCCAAAATCTCTTGAACCCCTCCCAGCGCTTTCCGAGTCAGGGGCGAACCACGGTGGACCCAGACACAAATTTCACCTTTTTTATGCAGAGAACCGCAGGTGCGTCTTCTTCATGGTCATATGACCCTTACTTTGGTACCTGCTTGACCTTTGGCAGTCCAAACCGTTTGCGTATTTACAACATGCTAGAGGGGGGCAAGTGGGGATGGAATTTTGGACCAGCAGCCACCTATGCCCTCCTCGACACCCTTGGCACCTCTATCATTACAGGTTCCAAGGACGAAGGCTACCTTGGGTGGCCCTCTGTGATTGCCGATGACATTTTTTCGACGAAATCCATCGACAACGCGGTTGGGACCGGCGGCTCGACCTTTGCCATGTCTGCACCCCTTTCCATTTCCCACCGTGCTGTCGAGTGCATAGGGTGGGGGACGGGAGTCATTGGAACAACGGCACGTTTCAACCCGGTGGCGACCTCTATCCCCTACTCGTGCCTTGGCAAGGTCACTGTCGGTGAATATAACGGGGTGACTTCGTGGACGGCAACCAATGCAACAAATTGTGCCCCCGTGTTTCTTCTTGGAAACTCCACAGCGGAGACGGAAGGCAATGGTGTCCTCTTGGTGCCTCACTACATTGACCGGGCAGCAGTCTACACCTACACGACAGGTCCTTCCTACAACCAATTGACCGACTCGGAGGTGCTGGCAGGTGGCGTGAATGTTTCAACCAACACCGTCACGGTAGCACCTGCTAATCTTTTGACGGGTGCCAACATATCCAACTTGGTCCAGGGCGCGACCTGGGCGACTCAACTGGCGACCCTCGTTTCCCATCCAAACGTCCAGACGGTGGCAACGTCTTCTCTCCACGTTGCTGAAATTGCCCTGGCATCTGCCAAGGAAGTGATGATTATGAAATTTGGAGACCTAGTCCTCGGGGCAGGTGGAAAATTTGAAGATTTTATTGAGACCTATACTGACGAGGCGGCATTTACCTATGCCGAACCCAAAACCTTTGTCGTGGACCCTTCTGAATTGGCAGGGATGAGCCTCCCAAACTTCCAAGGTCGCACCACTTACACGGCGTCTTTTGCCGAGCAGGATGTTCTTCGGGCAGCCTATGGAACGCCTTACCAAGGATTTGTCGGCTACACGCGCTACACGCCAAGTTAAGAAGGGACCACAGCCGCACATAGCCATCGGCCATCCCCAACACCCACCGCATTGGGAACAGAATAAAATCGCATAGAGGACCAATCCACACTCAATTGGGTAGTCGCGCCTCCCAAGATCATGTCACCCCCACTCGCTGCAATGGTGATGGGTTTTAATTCGGCATTTCCACGTTCATCAACAACCGTAAAGCACTTTTGTTTGAGAGGGTTAGAGAGGGTAGAAATTTGGGGAAAGGTGACAGTGACATTGGAATTGACAGTTACACCTAAAAGTTCGTCTGCCTCGGTCGCAGTATAATTGGCAACTACGGCTGTCCGTCGATAACGAGAATAAAACGTGGAGGTAACATTGACATTTCCATTGGTTGTCAGCGTGTCTGACAGAGTCAATGGACGTGTAACCGTAAAAGTTTGAGCCATTTTTATCAAGAGGGTGGGGAAAAAAATTTAGTCTATATAGTCCATGTCAAGGCCCTTGCATTCCTCTGTGACACCACGACTGAGATTTTCTTTGACCCTGGCCGACGCTCCCGTCTTGAGGGTTACTCGACCCTGATTGTCGAATGCACCTACCTGCCAGCGACTCTTGATGACGTGTCTCTGGAGGAAGAGGCGGCCAAGCGTGGCCACGTGTGTTGGGGAGGGGATAAGGGTCTCGGGAAAGTCTTTTCCTCGTGGTGCCCCGGTAGAAAGACGACGTGGGTCTTGATTCATTTTTCCTTGCGCCATTCTGATAGCTACGTGACTGAATTTTTTACAGACGAAGCAGCCTGTGGCTTCCCCTTTCGACCCAAGGGAGATCCGAGTGAAGTGGCGGATCTCGTCTTGTGGCTTGATTTTGGTATTGTAGAATTGTGTCTTTCGTAAAACCTATCTGTTGAATAAAAGATGGCTTCGTTTGATGTCAGTGTAGACGTTCTTCCCAATGCCAAACAAATTGATGTTCGAACCGCGGCAGACGCATACACCTCCAATGGCTTTGTCACCTTTGCCGCCCACCATGTAGGAACCGCCCTCGTAAACCCTTCCACGATTGAAGGGTTGGAGACGGCAGACACACAGTTTTTATCCGAAGGTGAAACCATAAACCAACAAAACATTATTGTTTCAGGGGGTGTGGAATTTAATCTATCCAACCAGCGAAATGTAAACGTATTTATTGCGTCTGAAAACACCAATGCAAGTACCAAATTGATTTCTTTTGGAGGGGGTGGGACCTTGTCAAGTTTTACGGGACCGGTTGGTGCAAGCGGTTACACCGTGACCCAAAGTGGAAATTCTGTCGAGATTGCGTCGACAGGCGCATGGGGAAATCTTCCAGTGATTAGAGCGACAACTACCGCAACGAATTTTACAGATGTGACAATTGCAAATGTCAGTGGAAATGCTCTTGCTGTTGGAATCCAAGCAGTGTCTGCATCCACAACGGCCGTGCCGCCTCCCAATTGCCTCAAGGGGTCCACGCCGGTAGTTGTCGATTTGAATGGGACGACCAGACCCATTCAAGACTTGGTATCGGGAGACACGGTTGTTGTCAGGACGCCTTCCGGTGAACGTAGGGAGGTCACCGCAGATATCCTAGTGTCTCGGGGGTACCGAGGAGATGAAGTGTACAAGGTAGACGGAGATGTAGAATCAAGTGCCATCCACATGTTTCTAAAACCAACAGATCTTCTATGCAGGTCTTGTGGAAAACCGAAACCAGATGGGGATCTCCATTCATGCCGTCACGCGCGCCACTTTAATATACCGTCGTTTGGTGTCGTCATGGCATCCAACCTGGTGGATCCTTACGAAGTCGCAAGTTCAGAGCCTTGGTATCACGTGTCACTTGAAAATTTTGGGTGGTGTGTTGAGCTGGGAAATGGGTGGTTATCGGAAGGTTTTCGGCATAAACTCGGGACACATGCAAAAGATGAACGGTGGGCCAAGGTGGAAGGGAGTAAAAAATAAATGAAAACCTCAGCTTGTTATAGAAATGAATACCGTTTCCGACTTCCATTCAATCCTGTGATGATTGTCTTCCTCAAGGATTTGGGAAAGGTAGGGAAGGGCAGCATGCCACTGGGGGCCCTTGACCAATGGTTGGGTAGGATCTCCATGGATCTTGGGCCAATCTGACGCGATGAGAGCACCTCGAAGAGCGTCAAAGCCCTCCATGTCCCAATCCTCGACATCCAATGTTCCACTTTGAGGGTCATAGGTCACCATGGCACCTTCGCTCGAAGCCACAAGTGATTGGGCAAAGGTGGCTTCGAGAGGATTGGGTTGCATGATGAGGGGTGTTTAGAAGTGGGATTTTCATTTTTTTTATACACGTTTGAAAAGTTAATCGTCGAGATAGGCAAGGATCCTCCGGTCGTCTGCACTAACGTGATTTGGGAGGCGTAAGCCGACCATGTCTTCGACTGGCCTGGCTTAAAAAGCCATGTTACAAAATTTATAGGTGATTAGACACCTATGGTGTCTGACAGCAAAGCTGTCAAATCAAATTCATTTGACCAGGCCTCTAATAAAAAGTTTAATAGATAAAATGGAACCTGTATTCATCATTCCTACCATTGGTCGTCCTAGTTTGACTGAAGCATTGAATTCCTTGATTGCTCAAACTTCGGAGTCCTGGAAAGCCCTGGTCATTGGAGACGGGGTGGAGATTCACGAACAGCCCGATCAACGGATAACCACAATCAATATTTCTAAACTTGGAGTTGGTAGAAATAGTGCAGGAAATGTTAGAAATGCTGGAATGATCTGGTGGCTTGAAAAGAAAAATCATGTAGATTACTTTGCTTTTTTGGATGATGATGACACGTTGAACCAAAATTATGTCGAGTACCTTTTGACCTGTCTTGCAGAGAATGAGAATCCAGACGTGGCTTTGATGCGAATGGTACATCACTACAAAGGAATTCTTCCGCCTCCGGGCAAGGATAAAATAGTGAAAGAATGGGTGGGAATCTCCTTTGCCATTAAAGCATCCTGCTTCCAAGAAGGATTTCACTTTGTTCCTTCTGCCCAAGAAGACTTTCATCTTTTGAAACGTCTTAAGAATGCAGGTAAAAAAATAATATTTGGCAAAGAAGCCCTGTATATTGTCCATGGTAACAATGCTAAAATATACAGAGAGGCATGGTTGAGAAAAATAGAGGCCAAAAAAGCAGCGGCAAAAAAGAGGAGAGTTGCTAAAGGGGAAACTGTCAAGGCCAAGCGCAGGCGGAAAATCGGACGTCTTAGAAAAAAGGAGGGTGAAAAAGGAAAGGAACGGCAGCCAAGAGCAAAAGTAAGGACAAGGAGAAGAAAATAAACTTTATTCAAGCATCAGGGAAAATTGTCAAACGTTACGGGAATCTCGCCACCTCTCCACCTCCCATAGAGATAATGACTTGCGAGACCAAGGAGGCACACTAGAATCGTGGCCCAGTAAAGCCACGCAAAGGCGTGAGAGGTTGATGAAATAAGGGCGTCCATGTCGTAGGATTGGGTGGTGAGGGTTTCAGCGCAGCAGAGACGAAAGAGGGTGTGTTGGGCATGGGAGTAGTAGTCGGCGCAGAGGGGCCAAGATGGAAGGGTAGAAGGCTTGTCAGTCAAAAAGGTTTGGTAGGCGCGCAAATCCGAGGAGAGGGGACAATCGACGCGCAAGTGGTGGCCGCCGGTTCGAAAGTTGCGGTAACCCCGCCGCCAATCAATCCACAACTCGCCGTCAGTTGCAAAAAACCACGGGTTAACCATGTCGGCAGAGGTGTAGATGACCGATCCACGGTAAAGGATTGGCCAAAGCGACAATAGACCCATCAAGCCAAGGAAGGACAGAGTTATGGTAATAGCGACCTTTGGGATCTGTCTCACTCTTGGACCAAAGAGCAAAAATCCGGAAAGGACCGCCCCCAAGATAAGAATCAAGATGATTTGGCCATAAAAGGCATCATTCGCATAGGTGTGGCCCGAGGCTACTTCGCCAATGGCCGACCCATTGTAGGTTAGGTTTTGGAAAGTCAAGTGGTCTGGCTGTTCCATCGCTTGCAAGGTGCCAAGATAGATGGCCAATGTTCCGACAGTCAACAAGGAGGTTGCACCGACCACACAAGCAATGGCAAGGTGGTGCATGGTTAACATGGTAGTGGAAGGACCAGAGTGTTAAATGGTCAGGAAATTTTTCATTTCAGAAGTTTCCTAGAGGTCTGGTAATATAAATTTTCCTTTTTAGAGGTCTGGCCAATTGAATATGCACTTGAAAATTTTTAACTTGAGTAAAATGTTCTTACATTGTAGATTTTATAAGACCAGACCACTAGTGGTCGGCTTACGCCTCCCACTCACCTCTAAAAAGTTTTACCCGAATAAATTTTCTTTGTATACCAGGTGTTTTAAGACCAGGCCACTAGTGGTGAGGGCAAATTTATTTGTCCTCACCTCTAGTGAATACTATGGCTCGACCCGACATTGATCATGTAAAGATTACCAGTGGTCTTTGACCACTACTGAAATGTCATACAGGTCATGGACCCAACGACGAGACCTAAAGATCGACGTAGTCGATCATTAATG